GTGATTTGTTTATTAGTTATTCTCATGACTGAATATAACACAGGCTGAGAAGAAAGTAAAGCACTCATTTGCTTAAAAGGCTCTTTTTTTTCATTTTATTAGGGGGGGGGTTTTCTGAGAATTTTTGAAAAATGACTTGACGGCAAATCAGCGGGGGGGTGGTGTATTCAATAAACTTCTTGCCTTTAAAAGTAGAATATGTGTAAAATACAGCATAGATGTCACAAAAGCATAATAGGTCTTTAGGCCATATTGAATTAACAGAAAAACAGGCAGAGTTCCACAAGGTAATGAGAGACCCTAAAACAAGGATCGTTTTCATTAGTGGACCAGCAGGAACAGCGAAAACATTTTTATCCGTTTATACGGGGCTGTATAAATATTATGAAAATTCTTCGATTAATATCCTGTATCTAAGAAGTTTAGCTGAGAGTGCCGATAAGGGGATGGGTTTCCTGAAAGGAACAATAGACGATAAATTTGGACCATATATGGGGCCGCTAGAAGATAAGTTGGAAGAACTGCTGATTCCAGCAGAAAAAAAACATATGGAACTAAAACAAGTAATACAAGCAGCCCCGATTAATTTTATGCGCGGGGCTACATGGCGTAATAAAGCGGTGATTGTGGATGAAGCCCAAAATATGACTATAAAAGAACTAACTACAATAGTAACTAGAATAAGCACAAATAGTACTTTGTTTATTTGCGGAGACACAATGCAGAGTGATATAAAGTCGACTGGGTTTGAGAGATTTTGTAAAACATTTAATGATGAAGAGAGCAGGGCCAACGGTATTTATCATTTAGAATTTGTTAAAGAAGATATAATAAGAGATAAGATTATTCGTTATTTAGTAGAAAAAATTGAAAAAAGCAATTTAAATTAATAAAATTAGCCATGAATAAGATGTTTTGTGTATCGTGTGGATTTAAAGTCCACTATGAAATTAGTAAGCCTAAGTTCTGCTCAAGTTGTGGTTATGATTTTACAGGTGTAAGTAAATCGAAAACTAAGGAGGGTGGAGAAGAAGAATCGTCAATCGAGGAAATTAATGTAGATAAACTTAAAAAAGATATTTCTGTTGAGTATAACTCCAGTAAAACTACTTTAAAGGATTTATTGGGAACCTCCTCTGCTGCGAGTGATAATCCAGAGTACAGCCCTCGTCCCGCCTCAAGTTCGGCAGAGGGTGAAGAAATAATTAAACAGATAAGAGAGGAGTGTGCAACCTCAAGATCTAGAGATGTAGATGAATGAAGCTTATGAAGATAAGCGTGAAGATCTAGATCAACTTTTATTAAAATATAGACCTAAGTGGCAATTAAGTGCATTAGCATGGTTAGACTATGATGATGTTTGTCAAATAATTCGTCTACATATATATAACAAGTGGCATCTTTGGGATCAGTCACGTCCGTTTAATCCTTGGGCTTCGATGATTATATCGAATCAGATAAAAAATCTGATAAGAAATAATTATACAAGTTTCGCCAAGCCTTGTTTACGCTGTCCCCATAACATGGGTGGCGTTTTATGTGATTGGACAAAAAGCAATGAGCAAGATAGGACTTGTCCTATTTTTAACAAGTGGAAGAAAAAGAAAGAGATAGCTTACAATATCAAGCTCCCGTTGTCTTTGGACGAAAATATTGCCAGCGGGGCAATGTCAACAATTCGGATAGACTATGCGAAGTCTTCTATCAAGCTGCACAATCTAGTTATAAAGCGATTAAGTGAAAGGCATAAAGCAATATATATAATGCTATATGTAGAACACAAAGACGAGCAAGACGTTGCGGAGAGGTTTGGGTTTAAGGGAGATTCTACAAAAAGAAAAACAATACGATATAAACAAATATCAAATTTAAAAAAGAAATTTTATAAGATTGCGATTAAGATCATGCAAGAGAACGATATATTATGAGTGAAATAAAATTAACAGAAGAGCAAAAAACTCAAATAGAAAAACTATTTAAAAAAAACCCCGATTTAAGAGAGATCACCCAAAAAGTCTTTGAGGATGAGTCTTTGGATGGAAGATCTAAGCAGGGGAGAGCAGTCAGATCATTCCTGATTAAAAGCGAATTAACCTATAAAACAACATTAATAGATAGAGTAGAAGAAATCGATTTAACACAGGAACAAAAGCAATTCCTAGTAAGCAATAATGTGGAAAGAGGTATGAATGCGCTAGAAGTAGCCCGATTAACTTTTAAGAATAGAGCGATACAACCATTGAGCCAGCAGCATAGGGTTACGATGGATTTCCTGAGAAAGTACCGTCCAGAGATAGTTGATGATAATGACATGCTAACTAATGATAAGTGGTCTCCGCCAAAATCATTATCCAGAGCTATCAAAAAAATAAATGACTGGGCAGGGATGACCCTTGACGAATTAACATTACAGACGAAACAAAAGAGAATGTGCGAAAAGCTCTTGTTATATCTTAAGAGTCCCAGATTCGTGCATTTTATAAACCAATATTCCACAATAGGAGATAGAGACTTATTTGAGAGTGAATATGTTAGGACTGTGTGGGACAAGCCCGATTTAACTAATGATGAATTAAATTTGTATATTACTGTATGTACCAACTATGTACGACAGAAACATATCCAACAGAGGATAGATAAGCTAGGGGCAATGTTGAATGATTCTGAAAATGAACAAGACATTACTATGAGATTAACAGAAATAATCAAAGCCACCAGTGAAGAACTTAATCAGTGTGAAAAAAGAATCGAATCTCTCACGAAAGATCTAAATGGTAGTAGGCAAGCTAGGCTGAAAGCCCGTGGAGAGGAAAACGGAAGTATAGCCGCTCTTGTCGAGGCGTTTCAAGATAAAGAAGAGCGCGACCGTATGATTTTGATGGCAGAGATGCAAAACAAGTTGGTTTCAGACGAAGCCGACAGACTTGAAACGATGGATGAGTACAAGGCTCGTATATTAGGCATATCTAAAAAAGAATTACTATAATGGAATTTAAATGCAAAGAGTGTGACAAGGGGTTCGACAAGCGAAGAGGTTTCCATCTTCACTTGAAAGCCCATGCTCTTGCTATTGGAGATTACTATGTAAAACATTTTGATAGAAGAGACTTATACACAAATGAGAGAATTCCATTTAAAAATTATGACCAATATTTCAATGATAACTTTACTAGTTATAGTAATTTTATTAAATGGGTAAACTCTGCTCCTAATCATGAGGTAAAGAGTTTATTGAGAGAAAAAGCACAAGATAAATTTTTATTTAAGGGCATAGGAATTTCTCCTCCTAATTTGTATTATGATTTAGCTGAGATGGCTAATATTAAAATATATAAAAAATTATGGGGCTGTTATTCTAAATTTCTTAAAGAACTTGATATAGAGAACTTCTATACAAAGTCTTTGCCCGAAAACTTTTGGAAAGACCCTTATGACGATATAGAGATATTTGTAGATACTAGGGAAAAAATACCACTTAAATTTAAAAATACTATAATCAACAAACTAGATTTCGGCGATTACACAGTTGGTGGAGAGCTTTACTCTAAAACATTTGTAGACAGAAAAGCTCAAGACGATTTCAGACAAACTTTCGGAAAAGATATAGATAGATTTAGAAGAGAGATGGATAGGTGTGTCGAATTTGATTCTTACATGTTTGTTGTCGCAGAAACAAATATAGACAAATTAGAGGACCACAATAAAAAATCAAAATTCAAATCTAATTTAAGTTATCTGTGGCACAATGTAAGAGCATTAATGGTGGAGTATCCACAAAATTTACAAATTATATTTTCTCATAATAGAGCGGGGGCTAAAAAGATTATACCCAAAATACTTTACCACGGCGAAAGCTTGTGGAATGTAGATTTACAATATTTTATAGACGAAAAAGTGTATGGCATGGAGCAAAGGAAAACAAAGGTATCGGTTTGAGCATTCAGCAAGCAAGCTGAATGAAAAGTTAAAATCTTTTGAGGGGAGCATCAAAGAAGAAGATGCTCGATATTACTTATATAAATTTCTAAGAAACAATATCTCATTTACCTCAGAGATGTTTCTTGGAGTTAAATTATTTCCATTCCAAGCTATGGCAATAAAAGGCATGATGGTGTCTGATTATTCCATGTTCGTATTCTCACGAGGAATGTCTAAGACCTTCTCTACAGCAATATATGTGCTATTGGAGTGTCTACTCAATCCTCAGGCAAATATAGGCGTTATAGCGGGTAGTTTCAGACAGTCTAAACAAATATTTCAAAAGATGGAAGATATACTTTGCAAACCAGAAGCCAGCCTACTAAAAGAATGCGGATTTAAAATAACCAAAGGTACTGACCAGTGGACATTGAAACTAGGAGGTGGCAGAGCAATAGCGTTACCATTAGCTAACGGAGAGAGGCTTCGTGGATTTCGATTTAATAGGATAGTGTTGGATGAGTTTTTAACCATCCCAGAAAAAATCTTTAACGAAGTCATTATCCCATTTCTGGGAGTGGTAGATAATCCAATTGAACGGGAGGAAATATACAACCTAGAATCTAAATTAATCGACAAAGACGAGATGAAGGAAAAAGATCGATATGTCTGGCCTAATAACAAATTAATAATTCTTTCATCTCCATCATTTAAATTCGAGTATATGTATAGACTCTATAAAAAATATGAAGATTTGATTCAAGGGTTAACAATAAAAGAGGGCGATGACGACGATGATTTTAAAGATGATGCTTATAGGCTTATAATGCAATTGAGCTATGATTGTGCTCCTCCAAGGTTGTATGATCAAAATCTGCTTAAGCAAGCAAAAGCCACAATGAGTGAGATGCAGTTTAAGAGAGAGTTTGGCGCACAATTTATAGATGAGAGTGATGGGTATTTTAGATTATCAAAAATGGCGGCTTGTACCATACCAGACGGGGAAAGTCCTGCTGTCGAGATTGTGGGTAACCCTAGCGATGAATATCTCTTATCCTTTGACCCGAACTGGGCAGGAAACACAAATGCTGACCATTTTGCTATGCATGTGTTCAAGGTAGACAGAGATTCACAAAAAGTTTGTTTAGTACACAGCTATGCTATAGCAGGAGTCTCCTTAAAGCAACATATGCAGTATTTATTATACTTAATACAACATTTTAATATCATCGGTATGTGTGGTGACTATAATGGAGGTGTTCAGTTTATAAACTCTTGTAATGAGAGCGCTATATTTAAAAATGAAAATATAGAAATTGGAGTTGTAGATGTTGATTTAGAAAAGCCTGAAAATTGGCATTCAGACATAATGTCTTTTAAACGTCAATATAATATAAAGGCAAAAAAATATTGTATCCTAAGAAAACCCACAGCGAACTGGAATAGAAACGCCAACGAAATGCTACAAGCTGCGATTGATCATAAAAGAATTTTATTTGCTTCTAGAGCCATAGACTCACACTTCGATGAACAAAGAAAGAAAAATATACCTATCGATAAGCTTAGATGGGATATGAAGATGCTCGGTTCGTCCAAGGGAGCTTTGATGATTGATTTTATTGATCACCAAAAGTCAATTGTTGAACTTACAAAAGCTGAATGTGCAAATATTGAAGTTATCGCTAACCCTCAAGGTTCTCAGTCTTTTAATTTACCTCAAAACCTTAGAAGGCAAAAAGGACCAAATAGGGCCAGAAAAGACTCTTATTCTGCTTTAGTTTTAGGGAATTGGTTCGCAAAAGTATTTTTCGATTCAGAGAATGCTACCGCAGAAAAACAAGTAGAAAGCACTTTTGTTCCTTTTGCGATTTGAAAAGTTTAAAGTAACTTTTATAACTTTAGTGTAAACTTTCATATGGCAAGAAGATATACCAAACGATCAGAGTACTGGGAGAAGTTTAGAAAAACAGAGCATCCAATAGAAAACCTACTTAATTCAGAAGGAGAGGGTTACGCCCCAGAACTTATAGGTGATAGTATTTATGAATCC